ACGTTTTAGATCTACTGATAACGATGCTTTGATATCTATACAAGATAATACTGATGCTGTTTATATAGGTCTAGATGCCTCTCTGGATGTTATGTCCCTCGGCTTTAGTAATAGTGTGGGGGTTAGTAGTAATGTTAATATCAGCACTGGAGGTTTTGTTGGTATAGGAACAAATAGTCCAGGAGCTGCATTAGATATTCACACAGCAACTAACACAAATGGTATTCTTATTAGGGAGGATACTGATGACTCTATAACTCATAACATGTATGTAAGTAACTCTGACAATGGAGTTATGGTCATGTATGCAAATGGGCAAAGCTCGAAAATACAATTAAATACTGCTGGTGATAGTTATTTTAATGGCGGTGATGTTGGTATAGGAACAGATAACCCAGGAACAAGATTGCATCTTAGGACAAGCGTTTCTGACTGCATTCTTCGTCTTCAGGCTGCTGATAGCACAACTCATAATTCAACTTTATCATTTGGTGATAATGATAGTAATGGTGTTGGCTTCATAAAATATGCCCATAACGGCGATTCTATGAGGTTCGGAACTGCTGGAACTGAAGCAGTTAGAATAAGCAGCTCACAAGGAGTAGCTATTGGAGCGAGCTATGTTGGAACCTCTGCCCCATCTAACGGGGCTATTATTCAAGGTAACGTAGGAATTGGAACAACCAGTGTATCTTACGCGCTACAAGTAAATGGCTCTATTGTTGGATCTTATAAATCGTTTTTAATTGATCACCCAACTAAAGAAGGCAAACAGTTAATGCATTCTTGTATAGAGGGTCCAGAACACGCAGTATATTTTAGGGGCAAGAGTAATTTAAATGTAATTAAAATGCCAGATTATTGGGAGGGTTTAGTCGATCTAGACACTATGACTGTAGAACTCACAGCAATAGGAGCCAACCAAAATATCTACGTTGACTCTATCGCAGAGAACGGAGAGGTTACGGTTGGTTCAAATACAGATGAACCTTTGAATTATTTTTATGTCGTTTACGGAGAACGTAAAGACATAGACAAGCTAGAAACAGAAATTATTAAACCGCAATACGCAGATTAATCAGCTTCTTCTTCAGGAGCATTCTCTAATTCAGCGGGTTCAGCAAACATTGGAGAGCTTTCTACCTCTTGCGGTCCTGTAGGTTGACCTGATACTTTAGCCGCTAAAGTAGCGCCAGCTTGAGCTACATTCAAGCCCCCAGCTTTAATTGCGATATCAATAAGTTGCAATAATGCAGAAATTTCTCCGTCTGTAAATTCAATTGTTTTCATTGTTTAAAAAATCTGTGTTTTGATATAATTATATATGCTCAATTGTATTTTTCTAGTGCCAATTGATCACAGAGGTGTTCAAGGCAAATTAATCAACAAATATCTTCAATTACAATCTTGGTGCGATAGAAATAATTCTGCCATTTTAACTATAAATGGATTGTTTCTTAACTTCGCTAGAAATTATTTAGCGACTGGTGGGAAAGGGTTTGTAGACACTTCGCCACCAGATGCCGAATGGTTGTTTTGGATTGATTCTGATGTTGATTTCACAATAGAACAAGTGGAATATATGATGTCACTTCCAAAAGATAAAAAGTTTTTATGTGGCTGGTATAGATCTGATTACTCTGACAAAGCAATGGTTGGTAATTGGGATGAAGATTACTTTAGGCAAAATTATCACATGCCATTTACCTCTGTGAAATGGCTTGATAAAATTGCGGAGGAAGACCCAAATAAGCTAGTCGAAGTTGATTGGTGTGGATTTGGGTTTGTAAGAATGCATAGATCTGTATTAGAACAAATGAAATATCCTTACTTCCCTTTAAATAAAGTGTCAATTGAAGGGTGCGATGACAAAAAAGGAGGCACATTTGATCTAAATGACCTTAGTTTCGAAGATGTTAGCTTCTGTAGAAATTGTTATGAAGCCACTAAAATAAAGCCTTTAGTCGTGCCTAAACTAAGAGTTCCACATTTAAAATCATTTTTTGTATAAAATAGTGTAATAAATTATATAATAATATAAAATCATGCCAACCGACGATACACCAATTGAAGATCCTGAAGAGATTTTGGGAGATCCTATTCCTAGAGATGAGCCTTTTGTGGTTCCAGCCTCGCCAAAACAAACATATGACTCTGTATGGTTAAGGAGTATTAATATTTACGCCCCGAACACTTCTGAAGCTTCCCCTACAGAGGGAAGTATTAATATAGAAATGTTGCCATACGATGGGGAGAACGGAAAAGTATTAGTAACTGCTGACAATGAAGGGGTTGAGTATATCAACGTCCCAAATCGTGTCAACGGAAGAAAACCTTTTTGGCAGTGTATTGATGAAGTCCCTGAAGTCAAAGCGGCTATGGACGCGATTATTGCGGCTATCCCAGCTTTAAGAACTTGGGCCACTACACCTCCACCAGAGCCTGATCCACCTACAGAGTTTTAATTACTCACCTACGGAATAAATGTGGAAATGAGGAGTATTTCCTTCTTGATAATCATTTTTGAACATCAAGCAGGGAACCTTTTTGCCGTCGATAATTATCTCTCCAGATAAGTATTGTCTACCGTTACTCTTGCTTTTGATCCAAAACGATCCGACTTTGTTCTTTGTCCAAGTTGATTTGGGCGAAGGTTGATTCAAGGAGTTCGATGAAGTCTCTTTTTGCATGGTGTGGTACTCTAGTGTATTGCCTCTTTAACCTACGATAAACCCTTTTTGATACAGGGTCAATAGGGTTACAGATTTTTCTAAGTTTTTTGGCTACTCTTTGGTTCATAGTTTAGCGATGTAAGTTTCAGAATCTTTTATAAAGCCCATTTTTTCATAGAAATTAGCTACTTTATGGGCTTTGGGGTGAGCTGCCACACAGCTCATCATAACGTATTTAAATTCTTTTTCTCTAGCAAATTTCATGGCTGTTCCTAACAGTCTTTGGCCAACTCTAGGATTTTTAGAAAGCCAAATATATTCCGCAAAAATTTCCTCACCGAACTTCTCATTTTTATTATTTAAAAATGCGATAACGGCATCAAATTTATTTTCATTATTTAAGTTACCCCAAACAAAAAAATCCCACGCTAGGATAGACTTATCGGAGAAAGCATTAAAAATATATTCTTTATTGTGTTTTAAAAGAGCGTGTCCTTGCTCTTCATTTTCCATATCAAATAAATCAAAGATTTCATCCAAAAGCTTTTTAAATTCTTTAGGATCTAAAATGCGCTTAATCATTTATTTAGAGCGACAATGAGCTTTCGAGCTTCTTTAGCTGGAATGTCTGCAAACGAATCCCATTCTGCTGCTGATTCATTACGGTATTTGTCATCCTTCCATAAGTCTCTTAAAACCTTCTTACAGGACTCAAAAGAGTCAACCCCATGCTTCTCCCTTAAAGTCTTTTCTAGGAGATCTACAGGAGTAATAGGGGTAGCAACAGCGTCAGCTTCTACAGCCTGACCAGAGCCTTGAGACTTATCAATCTCATCTGCCCCGACAATGTGAATATTAAGATAATTACGCACACAACGGACAAAAGCTCTATTACAAGCAATTGTTTCTAGGAATTTAGCGCAAAAAGAATCTGTATTTGCAAGAGTAGCGTTAGCTACATCTGCGTATCGAGGATATACCCCAATATTCGCACTCTCATAATTCTCTATCCAATCTATTTGACATTTAGCGGTAACGTAACCGTCTGAAATATTATCCACCTTGAAATCAACAGTGTGGTATCCTCTCATCTTGGCAAGATCTTTAATACCCCCGAGCATAATTAAAAGCTGCTTATCATCTAAGCCTTCGGTGGATGTAGGAGTAGGTTTATTACGAGCATCAAACCAACCCTTATTGGCATAGAGGAACTCTGGCTTAATCATAGCCCTCCAGTTTACTGTGCCGTCCTCATTAAACTCGTAGTCAACATTCTCTAACAAGCCATGCTCATTACGCTTGTAGGCATCGGGTCCATAGAATTTTTTAGCAGTCTTCTTTTTAGTAGTTTTAGTCGCGCTCATAAATGTAGAAATGATCTGATTCGTTCCAATATTCAGGAGTATCTAATACTTTATTATTACTGTCAAGTCCTTTTTTCCAGTGAGCGTAACTTAAATATTCTTTACCTCCCTCAATTAGCCTTAAAGAAGACATAAATCTAGCGTCTTCACTAAAATTACATGGAGCTTTTGTTGAGTCAGAATAAAGACTAACAGGTATATCAAAGTATTTATTCCTAATATCGTTTAAATATTTTTCTTTTTTTACAATCATACTTAAATTAATGTTCATATTTTTAAGTATATTAAAATAATTGTCGGGTATCGTGTCCCATTTTTCATCTATGAACAAATAAAAATTACTTAAATTATGAGCAATTTTTTTTAGGCCATGAGGTTGGATCAGATCTTTCGAAGAGATCATCACTGGGTATTTAAAACAATATTCTAAAAAAGCATCTTCGTTGCAGCCATAGTCACAGCGAACCATTAGTCTTTGCTCTGGCAAAAGTCTTAAAGGGACAAATGAAGTTGGGACAACCTCCACCACAGGAGAAAGAAAAGATGGACCTATATATTTTGTTGTAAACCTAATTTTTTCTTTTTCTATTTTAAGATATTTTAAAACTGATTCAGCTATTAGTTCAGGTTTAATTGTATCTATTTGTTTTTTAGGATCTTCACTATTGAAACAGGGTTTTTTGTCCCACTCTGGTTCTAGTGTCGTGTTTAACGAGCCGCTAGAAAAAACAGGTTTAACATTAGAGGCAAAAGCGTTACCACATAGTGTGACTGTTGGAATTTTTTTATGGCTAGATAACTGCGCCAAAGAACTATCGCAACCTAAGTGAGCCAAAGAGTTTGATAATACAAAAGCTTGCTGCTTAAATGAAATATTCAAAGCTGAATCTACGCCCTCTATTTTTTTATTACCCCCCAGTTGCACGATCTTTATTTTAGCTCTCTCTAAAAACGGCTTCAAAAGACTAATAACCACATCGTAATGAGAATAGGTCTTAGACGGCATATCAGAGGGTTGATGAATAGTTATATATTTATCAAATAAAACAGGAAAGTAGTGATCTTTTAAAACTGGAGAAGATATTTTTACTCCTAAATTTTTAGCGTATTCTTCAATTAAATGAGACATTATCTTAAAGAGAATTGATGTTTATTTACACCATTGTGTAGATAAGAAATAGATTTTTGTGTTGTGGTGTGTGGATAAAAAACCATTTCAAAAAACCCCTCATGATCCGATACTCCCTCCATAGTTAGCTGATTTTCGATAATTGGACTATAAGGTAACAATTTATGAACAGCGGGATTATCATCAATAAAAGGGTAAAATTGAGGTTGTGTAAAAATATACAAGTTGTGTTTTTTATACTGCGACTTTAAGTTTTTTAAAAGAGCGTTAATAAGAAAAACATCCACATCACTATACGGTATGACAATAGCTATCTTTTTTGAGCCTGACTCTTTAGATAAAAGTTGCTCTAAATCAGGCAATTCAATCTTTTGTTTTTCTTGGATAGCTACGTTTTTGAAATAATTAACTATGTCAACAGGAGTTTTGCCAGCTTGTAGTTGAGTCATCCAGTGTTTAAAACCTTGAGAGTTTTCGTCAACGTCATCACATAAAATATTTTTATATATATCTATAAGGAACTCTTGATGAGAAACATAATTTTCCTTGGGTTCGTAATCAGGATTGTAATCTAAACCTTTCGACTCAAAATCATAATCAACAGGAGGCATATTATCTATTATATCCTCTAGCTGTTTGCCAATGACTTCGACGCTGAAATTATCTATAACCCACTGCCTAGATTTCTTCTCTCTAGCTACCCTTTCTTCTTTATCCATAGATTGGACAAGCTCTAATTTTTTAGCTATATCATCAGCAAAAGTAGATGCTTTGATGAATTGAGTCCCAGGTTCTCTGTATTCGCTCCACTCTAAAGGTAAACCTCCAGATTCTGGAGAACAACTGTCTTCTCCACAAGAATAATTAGTCACAAGAGTAATTAACTCTGTAAGTTTAGCTTCTTGAATTGGAATCTCTTGACCGCCACTAGTAAACGGGTGGCAATATACATCCATCAAATTATAAATTTCATTTAATTGAGCATCAGTTACGCCTCTGCCTGTATTAGTCGTGTTTACTGACCTTTGACTACCGCAAGAGACGCATGTATGCTCTTGGCCCTTAAAAGGAGAAATGTGATATATCCCACATTTGTTACAAACATAAGTAGTCAGCACATCTTCTGGATTAATTTGTTTCTCCTTCATTAATCGCGGGATATCCCAACCCTCTGACCAATGGGTATGCAATAGAAGTTTTGCCTTGGGGTTTTTTTGTTTAAATATCTTGAATCCCTCTAAAATATTAGGAACACTTTTTCTTAATTGATTTCTAAAAACAAAACCAACAATATATTCGTCAGACAAATTAAATTTTTCTCTTATAGCTTTTCTTTTTTTATCACTAAGTCTAAAGAATTTATTGGTGTCCAAAGAGCCGCGAAGGGTTTTTACATTATAATAACCCATTTCTTTCATTGCTTTTTCAGCGAAAGAAGCCCAAACATAATAATGTTTGATTTTAGGAGCATACTCTATAGCTTGCGGTAAAATAGGCAAACTGTCTAAAGTAGTCCAAATCATTGTATTTATTTTATTCCACCAAGGCTTAGTATGAAAAGTGTTGAACGCCCAAATGTCTTCCATGCCAATGTAAACATCTGGCTTGAATTCTTTTATAGCTTTATCTACTAATTTAAGACCATAACCTTCAGCTCTTTGCTGTTCAGGGTTTAGTCCTTGCATTTCATTGGGTGGAGGCATTGATCCTCTGCATTCCCAAGGAAGAAGTTTTGTAGCAGGATCTTCCCATCCAACACCGTTAGCTAATTCAACAATATTGTATTTGCCAGTCTCGTAGAGATATCGAAGAATATTTTTTTTGTTTTTGCCAAAACCTGTATAAGCTCGGCAAAAATTAGAATGTATTAATACAGTCTTTTTTTTACTCATTTATCTCTCAAATTGTTGTTCTTTGTGAGCCTATGAATATAAAGCTCTTGGAGATAAAATTTACAAAACTCTAGGAGATTATAAGCCTCTGACATTTCGACACCTATACCAAATTTATTAGCTGAATTACGAGTTACACCAAAAGAAAATGCGGCGCTGCCGTCTTTCTTTTTATAAGGTTTAAAAGAAATTGAAGTTTTATTGTCTTCGTAAGAATGAAAAGCTGAAAACTCTGTGTATTTTTCTACAGCATGAATAAAACCACCAATCTCGTTTTCATTTAACTTAATGGAAATGGATTTGTCAGGATCTTTAGCATTTTCAGAAAAAGAGCCTGTACGAGTTTTATCGTTCCAAGAATGTTGCTTTACAGCCCGAATGTAAACACATGGCTCTTGGTTTTTATTATTAGCTCCGATATCAAAACTAAAAGCACAACCTGTATTCTTTGAATTAGGTTTATAATACTGAACAATCATGTAGAATACTAAGCAACTAAGGCTTTTTTTCTACATAAATTAATTTTTTGCTTTTTTAATTTGTTCAGGAGTAGGAGCGCCTTTGTCGCCTTTTTTACGCATTTTTTCACCAGAGCCGCTTTTAATTCTTTCCCTCTTTTTCCTGATGTTTTCCCAAAGACTACTGTCTGATTCTTTTTCTTTTAGAATTTCCTCATGGCGTTTCATAAATGCCTCATGATTCGGCCCAGCCATGTATAGAGTTTTACCAGTGTCTGTTTTGTGGCTATGAAAACCTTTCAAACCTAGTTTTTTGGCATCTTTTAAAGCTTCTTCTTTTGTTTCGAAGTAATGCTTATCTGCATCTTTTGCTGAATTACTAAAAAACATAAAGTTTTGTGTTTCATCCCAAGGGTTTGTCACGATAATAGACGCTTTGCTTTCAGCTTTATCAAACTGTGAAGCGCACACAGCAGCCCTTTGTTTAACATCTTTAAATTCATTTTTAGCCGTGAGATCAACCATACAGCGACTCATAAATTTGGATTTTTTTTCTCCGTCTCTAGGTGATGGTAGTGGCATACTTAAGCTTTTACACCAAAAATAGGCTCGCAGATCGTTTTCATGATAAAATCTCTATTTTTATTAAAGATTTCTATCTTACAAAACCTTTCGTAACAATGCGAAAAAATATCAGCTATATTTAAGATATTGTCGTACCTGTAAGAATCATAAATATAAATTTCTTTTATATATTGAGAGATTAAATCTCCTAATTTTTTTCTTAACTGTATCTCATACAATTTTTTGAAAAACTCTCTATCTTCAGAAATTTTCCCATATCTACAAAATTGAGAAAAAAGTTTATATTGGATATCCTCTGAAATTCCTAACTCTAGTAATATATCAGTAAAATCAATGTAGGGGTGACCCATAAAAACACACTCAAAATCATCAAAATAAAAGTTTGTTCTATCAAAAAATATATTATCTAAAGATAATTTACCATGACACTTAAATCTGTAAGGGAGTTCGATATTGTTTGATAATGAAACGATTTGCTCTTTTAAATGGCTCATAAATTCACGGCATAGAGCATAGTCTGTGTAATTCTTAAAAGCGTCCAAGGAATCTTTGGGTAGATAACTAGAAGGATCTAAATTTAACAAAAACTTTTTTAAAGAGCTATTATAAGTGGGTTTTACTGGTTTTGTATTTTGGAAATCAAAATAACTTTCGAAAAATGAATCCAAATTTTCTACTAAACAAGATCTGCCATAATTCCTGACGCTCTCGCAAGGAGGCGTGGAGGTGAGTAAGTAAGAAATTTCTTCTCCGACCTTAAGTTGACCATAGCTTTTAAATTTAGGCACTGCATATGAGGAGCAATTTTTTATTATGCTAGCTTCTTTTTTTAATATTCCATCTGAATCATCTAAAGAAATTTTTAATCTATATTCACTTTTATTTTTATCTTTTAGCAAAAACACATCATAATTATCTTGTATCTTTCCTACCGAAATCGCACTAACATCCAAATCGGGGGCAATTTTCCCGATAACTTTTTCAGCAAAAGCTAAATCTTGGCTTTGATTTTGAGTTTGAGGAAAAGCGTAAACTTTGCCTTTGAAAAGAGAAGAAAGCTTCATGAATTATAATAAAATAAACCCCCCCTTTTTCAAGGGAGGGTTTATCAATGAGCAAAACCACCTCAATATTTGAGGCGACTATTATTTAACAAGACTAAAACACCTTGCCAAAATTCTTTTCTGCAATTCTAACGCCACACACACTAGTTTTTGCAAAAGTGCGTGATTTTTTAGAATTCCTATCATAAACTTGCACGTAGCTGTCGGTCTCTTTCATTAATTGAGCATTAAGGGACTCTCCTTGAGAAGTATATAAACCAAAAAACCTTCCTTTGGAGTTACGAATAGCCCTCATGACTCGCGTATTGACTTTGTTCATGTCGTTATCTTATGCGAACTGGAGTGATTTGTCAACTACATTTATAGAAATTTTATCAATTCCTCTATTTTTAACAATATAGTTTGATATCGGGACTTGAATCAAAACTTTAACTGCGCTTTTTATTTGTCTAGCGTGATTTTTTTCTAGTTTAATTTTATTTAAAATATAATTTTCCACGCTTTTGGTAAAAGATATTTCGATGTTTCTATCTTTTAATCTTTCCTTTATCGCTATAATTTCTGTTTTAATTATTTTCAAAAGTTCTTTTTCCCCCAACTCATTAAAAACTATTACTTCATCAACTCTAGCTAAAAGCTCTGGCCTAAAATATTTTTTTAAAGATTTTTTATAAACATCCGTGTCGCTTTCAGCATCTTGGATAAACCCCATGCTTCTCTTTGTTTTCTCTTTGTGACCCACATTAGAAGTCATAACTATCACTGTTTTAGAAAAATCTATCTTTCTATTTAAGTTATCTGTAGCATACCCTTCATCTAAAATATGCAAAAGAATATCTAAGACTTTAGGCTCACATTTTTCTACTTCATCAAACAAAACAACACAGTTGGGATTATTCCTGACATATTCTGTCAATAACCCTCCCTCTTCATAACCGACATAACCTGCATTTGCCCCCATCAGCTTCGAAATACCAGTTTTATCTTGATATTCACTCATATTTAGTTGCAAAAAAGCCCTTTCGTTGCCGAAAAAATATTTAGCAATTTTTTTAGCGGTAAAAGTTTTGCCAACACTTGTGGAACCCACAAATAAAAAGTTACTTAAAGGCTTGCAGGGGTCATTTAAACCAGCTTTTACGCACGAAAGAGCATTGTGTATAATTTTTATATTTTCTTCTTGCCCGAAAATTTCGCCATTCATTTGATTATAGAACTGATTAAAAGAAGAGGTATTTTTAGCTATGGTTTTAACTGATAAACCTGTTTTTTCTTTAAAGACGGACAAAATATCTTTCTGTCTTATTTTTTGTTTGCGCCCTTTTTTAGCTCCATACCTCGCCATGACCTCTAAATAATCTTTTAGAAGAATTGTAAATTTTTCTTCGTCTATTTTGTCTTCTTCAGATGTACCCATCAAGAATTCACAAAAAGAAGTTCTTACTTCCTCTACACTAGAGGGAACTTCGTTGTATTTGATTTTTGTTCTAGCCCCTAACTGATCTATAATGTCAAAAGCTTTATCTGGAAACTTCTTGTTGCTTAAAAACTTTTCACACAAATCAATAATTGTATCAATGTCTGATTCAGAATACTTAACGTGATGAAAATCCTCATAATACGATAAAGCATTCATCACTATTTTTTTAGTATCAGCTTTAGAGGGTTCTTCTACTATTATCTTGTCGAACCTTCTTTTCATAGCGGTGTCTTTCTCAAAAAACTTTTTGTATTCTTGAGATGTAGTTGCGCCAATACATTTTATATCACCTCTTGCTAAAGCTGGTTTTAACATATTAGATGCGTCCACCGCACCTTCAGAGTTACCAGCCCCAATTATAGTGTGTATTTCATCAAAAAATAAAATGATGTTAGATTCTTTCTCTACTTCAGCTATAAGCGATTTAAACCTCTCCTCAAACTCTCCTCGATACTTCGTACCTGCTATCATAGCGCTTATATCCACAGCGCAAATTTGCATAAGAGACATATGAGGTGGGCTTTCTTGGCTGATAATTTTTTGGACAAGACCCTCTACTATTGCTGTTTTACCAACACCTGCATCACCAACCAAAATAGCATTGCTTTTATTCTTTTTAGATAAAATCTCTATTAATTCATGTATTTCTTTGTCTCTACCCGAAACTTTCGACGTTTTTTGCGAAACAAATCTTTCGTTTAAGTTTACGCAATATTTTGACAGGTTTGGCAGTGGACCTTCTCCTTCTGTCTTTTTACTTTTTATTTTTAGGCGAACATCTTCTATTCTTTCAGGATCTAAAAGAATGTTTTTTATTTGATCAGTAGGAGGTATGCTGGTTTCTAAAACGTAAGTTTCAATTATATCTTTAGCGTGGATAGTATCTATGCCATTTGCCTTCATATATTCAACAAACGGGCCTTCCATGTCTAGGATGGTATAAAGAATATGCTCTATACCAATAAAGTAACTGTCGAAATTATCTGAAAAATCTTTAGCAAAAAATATAATTTCATTTACGTCCTCATGCCAGCCGCCTTGGCCCTTTGAGGCTTGGAAATAATCTTTATTCTTAGCGGCATATTTTTTAAACAATTTAATAAAACTTTGCCCATCGAAAGAAATGCCATAACTTTTTAGTCTAACAGCACAGCTATCAGATATATTTATTAAACATCCGTAAACTAGATGTGCAGTTGTAACCAAATTGTGTCCATTAGCTTCTGCAAATTTTTGAGAATCTTTTAGTCCCTTTTTGGCTTTTGGGGTTAAATTGAAATCGGTTAGACCCATCATAATTCTTTACACTATTTAAGTTCAGATAGTTTCATGTAGATTTTGTCTTTTAGTGGGAAGATCTTGTCAATAAACACAATATCATCCCCTTTAGACCCGTATATTATCACAATATCCGACTTTTTGGGCAATTTTTTCCCAGAATTTAAATAATCTGTTAATCGAGCGTCTCTATTGCTGTCTAGAAAAAGACCCTCTAAAATACCTCCTTCGTCTTGCATTGTAAGGCGAGCGTATTTGTTGCCATTTCTGCTTGTTCTACGCATTATATCAGTAAGCACACCGACAAATTTTATATTAGATCGCTCATTCAAATCTTTTACTGTATCTGCTGAATGAAAATCGCCTTCATAACTAAAAACCTGTCTTATATTATAAGAATAACTATAACCCAAAAGCTTTTCTTCGAAAAACCAATTAGCATATTTTATATGCTCTTTGTTCATCTCATAAATTTCTTTATATGGTTGGAATTTTTTACGAAATGTTTCGAATCTTTTATCTGAAAACATTTTCCTATTATCGTCACCAATCATATCCTCTTGTTTGGCACTGTGGATAGCTGTGATTATGTCGTAATTGTATTTATCGCCAATAGATATAAAATTTCTTTTTTCTCTATCAGTCAAAATATTGAATGTTTGAGCTTCTAGGACTAGTCTAGGTCTATTGCTTTTTACAAAGGAGTCTAGTAGACCCGCTTGAATTAAAGCTGAAAGAGTACCGATGTTTAAACCAGCTTGTTTCGCTGATAAAAACACTTCATACTTGTTAGAGAATGACTCCTCTCTAAAATCAAGTAAAGACTGTAAAACCTTGGTCGATACGCCTTTTATTGAATTTAAGCCATATCTTATGTTTTTACCCTCTATTTTAAAATCTATGTCTGATTTATTTAAGTCAGGTGGCAAAAGCTTTATGTCAAAATGAGAAAGTTCTTGAGATATTTTAGCTATCTCCTCATGAGAATTAGGCTCAAATTTCGCGTATTTTAAAAGACTTAAAAAGAACTCTTGCGGATATGTAAACTTCAAATAAACAGTTATAGCAGCTAAGTGTGCATAACTAATCGAATGGGATTTGTTAAAAGAGTAATTAGCAGAGTCTTCTGCCACTCTCCATAAAACATCTCCAATCGCAGGGTCTAATTTATTTTCTTGAATCTTATCCTCGATTCTCGCTTTCCATGCTGGCATTTGATCGACTTTTTTCTTGCCGACAATCCTTCTTAGTTGCTCCGCTTCATCTAAAGTAAAACCTACCTTTACAGCCATTTTCATTAACTGTTCTTGGTAAAGAGGAATACCACCTGTGTAGCTCAAAATATCATCAAAAAACTCATGAACCGATTGGAATTCTCCAGTGCGAACGTATGCCGCATAACTATCTTTGAAATCTAAAGCTCCAGGTCTTGCTATAGCTACTACAGCAGATAATTGTTCAAGATTTTGAGGCGCGATCAAACGACAAACTTTGAAGTTTGTCTCCGCTTCGATTTGGAATAATCCTTGTGGAGAGCGCAAAGAGGACAAAGCTGTATAAATAATTTTATCATGAACGTCTATTTCTGATACATCTATACCCACTTGTTTGCAAACGTCATGAACAACAGAAAGCGTTCTTAAGCCAAGGATATCAAACTTAACACTAAGGCTGGCAACATCATTCATGTCATATCCAGAAACTAAAGCCCCATCATTAGTTACTTGAAGAGGCATAATCCCATCTAGATTATAATATGAAATAGAAATACCAGAAGGATGCACACCAGTATTTTTGTTTAGCCCTTCTAGTTTTTTAGCTATCTTAAAAACTTTAGGATATTTATCGGCATAAGATCTAAAAGATTCGCTGTCATCATAAGCCGCATCTAATTTGGAAACAATTCCGAAATTCTTTGGTATAGTATCACTGATCTGATTAACGTCTATTTCAGACAATTCAGCGACAATTTTACCGCACTCTTTCATGCATAGTTTACCACTAAGAGTGTTAAGAGTAAGAATTTTGGAAGTTTTGCCCTGATATTTTTTTTCAATGTATTCAATAACCTCTGCTCTCCGATCATATGAAATATCATTGTCAACATCAGCGAGCAAACTACCATCCAGAAAAACTTCACCATTGTGTTCTATTTTCCTAGCTCGGCTTTTTGATACAAACCTCTCAAAAAAGAGATCATATTCAATAGGATCTATATTGGTCACACCGATGACATACAGAACCAAAGAACCAGCGGCACTTCCCCTCCCTGCTCCTGTAGGGATGTCGTTTTCTTTGCAAAAATTTATAATATCCCAATTAAGAAGAATGTAGTCAGTAAAGCCCAGATCATCAAAGATTGTTAATTCTTCTTTTAATCTATCATAATAAGTTTGTGCGTTTTCAAACTTATCAATACCTTTTTCTTTTAATCTGGCAAAGCAAAGCTTTCTTAAGAATTGGAAGTTATTCCCCAGGTCTACACAAGCAACCTTGTCGTAATATTTTTTTTGTATTTTAATTTCTGGTAGCTTAACTCCTACGGGAAAAGGTGTTTTGTAGCCTGTATATTTACTCTCTGCCATAATCGTCTGCTGATCTAACTATATCATCTTCACCAAAATACTCTCCAGTTTGCACTTCAATAAAGATTAAATTTTTTAACCCAGTGTTTTTGACTCTATGCTTCATCAGGCGGGGTATGAAAACAGAATCACCCATCTTGCATGACCTAGCGAAACTACTGGTGATAACTAATCCTTCGCCTTCAACAACTACCCAATGTTCATCTCTTTTATGGTGGAATTGCTCACTTAGTCTCTGATCTGGCTTCACTATAATTCTTTTTACCTTGCAATAAGGCTCATCTAATAAGTGTTCAAAGGAACCCCACGGTCTTTCTTCTTTATAGTTTTTACTCATATCTCTAAGTCAAAAAGCTGTTTGCGGAAGATCTTAAAATTCATCTCGATATCATACAGAGCATCATGGAGTCTTTTGGGGTCATGGTCAATGTTATATTTCTTAAGAAGAGTAGCTTGAGATGTTTTTAAACCCCTCTCCTTGTGATTTAAGAGTCTGTATTGCCAACCAATAAAATCATCTTTATCTACAGGGATTTCTTTAGCTATAGCTGTAGCAAGAGATTTTGTGTCTATAATCCTAGAAACAAATGAGTAATCTGCTTTTTTACCCATTAGCTTTCTCCAAATGTTAACCATGTATACATCAAAACCCAAAAGATTTTGGCCGATAATTAAATTATTTTCGTCATAAAGGTCTTTTGAAAATTCCTGCCAAACTTGATTGGGGGCTTTGCATTTCTTATTGTATTCTTTCATCGAGAACCCCGTCACTTTAGCAGCTCCTTCTGAAACATCTAGATTGGGCCAATGTATAAACATATCATTCCGCGCCACAATTTTATCTCCCTCGACCACTAGCCAAGCGACCTGCCAAGGTCTAGAAGTGATTAAATTTAAACCTTCGGTTTCTGTGTCAAAGACTATATATCTTTGTTTTTTATTAAATCTAAGCAGTGGTTCGTTCATTTTCTAAATATGATTCAAAGCAAAATTCATTACTACCAAAATGGTCTAAGTTAGGACAACTTAAAGTTGCAGCCCTCCCGAAATTTCTATTACAGAGAATTTTATATGTCTGCAAAGCCTCGGCATCGCACCTGTTCTTATAAAGAATGCTTTTAACTTTTCTTATTGGTCTATTTTCTGTAAAAAGATTACCTCTAGCAAACCTTAAAACTTTTTCTTTTAGGAGATGGTCAAAAGGCAGACCATTATCTTCAATCCAAAATGTAGGATTTATTTTGTTAAAATTTGGAACACACTTTTTTAAGTGAAAGTTGTTGTTGAATATAAAAGAATCGTAAAATGGAATAATTAATTCTACGCTATCATCCCAGACAGAGTTTAAGAATTTAAAATCTACTTTTCCGTTGCCAGTATGGGCGTAAGAGTAAATTCTGTATAGCAGTCTACATCCATCATCATTGTTTGCAAATATGATAATTTTGTGATCTGAATTATCCTCTTCAGAGATATCGTTGCAACAAGTCAACCTCAAACCAAAAACCAAATCAATCTCTCTCTCTTTACATTTATTGTGAGCTGTAACAAAGCCAGTCATCGAGTCTTCAACAAGAACTAGTAATTTAATGTCGTTCTCTTCGCAAATAGTAAAAATACTATCTGGTCCACCTTCCTTATCGCTATCATCAAGAGTCAATATGCTCTTTCCTATTGAGTAAGTAGATTTGAATACAGGTATCATTACTGCTAGTATACCTGCTTTTCTAGCTCTGTCAAGAAGAATGTGCTGGACACCCTTGATAATATCTTAATTCGCAAAAACCGCCATTTGGAACAAATTTATCCATAAAATCTTCTTCAAAATAAGATTTAACAAATTGACCTTCAGAGTCATAGACTTCGTAATAAAAGAAATCAAACTTCATGGGGCAGTGCCACTTAGGAGATCCATCTTTTTTCAATTCTCCTTTTTTAGTCGCAAAGCCACACAAAAGTTTGCCGCTAAAAGAGTTGTCTTTTGGAAAGCCTTGATGGGCTGCGAAATTGTATTTAGCGTCTCTTTCTGAAAAATTATCTAAATATTTTTGTATCTCTGTGAGTTGTAGCTCGAAACCTTCTAATTCATCAGAATCTAATGGTTTCATTCTGACAACGCCAGATTTAGCAGCGTTTGGATCAAGATCAAACTTTAAAAACAAAAACTCACTTATCCTATTGGAATACTCTGGGAAAAGTTCTTGGACAGCCAAGCTATACATCAAATCTTGCAAGTTGTCTGTTTGGTCTTTGCCTTTGAACACATCTTTACTTGTTTTGAAATCCCTAATTAAAGCAAACTTTTGTTTTTTATATAAAAATAGTTTGTCAATAAATCCTCTTATTTTATAAGCAATGTCCCCATCTTTTTTTATTATATCAAAATCTTTTTCAGAATACTCTTCTGTAGGCTTCGATAGATCTCCCCCAAAAAAGTCATAAGATAGACCATTAAAGATCATATCCTTCATTAAATCGATATTATCTTTATCGTCCACGCCTTCTCTGGCAGCGTGTTTCAAAATTAATCTTTTTATAGATGGGACAGAGAAAACATCTTGGGTTTTTATTATTTTATTATAATATTTTTTTCTTTTTTTAATGCCTAAAACCTCAAAAACTAGATGGCATATTGAACCTCTACGAGCGCCATCGTTTCCCTTTTCAGGAAGGCGCAATTTATATTTGCACCAATAAAGCCAAGAGCAAGATTGTGCAGTCTTTATTCTACTGGCAGATAGAGGTGTTTTAGGTTCAGGCATCACTAAGTAATAAAGCGGTCTTTATTTCTTTTTTAGTGAAGCTTGAAGAGTTGTTTTTAACAAAATCGCAAATAAATTTAACTTGTGCTTTCTGATCTATTGATTTTTCCGACCAATATTTCCTAATGTCACAATTATCTAAATGAGCATCACCAAAATCATTATATGACTTAGGTGGAAATTTTACACTCAAAGCGTCAAGATCGAAGTAATTAGATAATTTTAAAAAGCTCTTTAACGCTGCAATAAACCCTCTATTTTTCCCACTATTTTCGTCGTTATTTGTTGAAATATATATATGGCTGATAGACCTACTACTAAGGTAATTAACAATATTATTATTAACAGATAAGCCAAAAATGACAAGAACATTTCTAATATTTTGTTCATAAAGCGCCAATGCATCACCTATACTTTCTACTAAAATTACTTCTTTTTTTAATTCAATCTCTTCATCGACACCAGTGTCTTTATTATAGGCTGGATAAACCCAATTATTTCGTTTGCCAATATGTTTCCACTTGGCGTAATCATTGTTGTTATCAACCTTTCTTCCAGAAAACCCAATAATTTGGTTATGTTCATTATATACAGGGAAGACCATTCTTCTATACATCTTTCCGACACCTGCCAAACCTACTTGGAAAGCTTTTTGAGTTTTTTCTGATATCTTTCTATCTTTGTAAAAATTATAATTTGGGAATAATCGTTCTAATGAAGAATTTGGGTAAACTTTTTCCATTTCAATTTTTTCTTTTGGATAATAAGTAACTACATCGTTTGTAGAAGAATTAACTAAAATTTCATCTATTTGTTTTTTGTCTTTAATTGTAAGTCTAATCAAAGCCTCGAAAGGTTTGCAGCCCTTGTTTTCTACAAAATCCATCCATACGCCTGTATTTTTGTATATTTTTACAGCGGTGTTGTTATCGCCATCTCTGTAGAGAGCTTGAGTTCTCCAGTGATCTCCACAGTCTATAAGTTTATAACCTATTGACTCTAAAATGCCTTGGAAATCTTCAGAATTGATCGAAGTCTGGGATTGTTTCTTGGATTCCATCATTATCTAACTCTTCATGTCCCTCCAATACCCGAGCGATATCTCTAAGATCTCCTCTCTCTGTAATATTAAAATTATTAAAATCTAAATTAATTGCATTTTTTCTTAGAGAGTCACCTATTCTAACTGGTTCTATAGCTCCTGCTATATCACTACCTAAATGACGAGCCTTTACATTGATTAGTTTATGAGTTCCAAATCTACCTCCCTCTGTTTCCATTTCATCAGAGGTTTTGCTACGCAAGATGAACATGTGAGAACAAAACTGTGTAATTCTATCTGATAGAGAAACAATAGATTCGTCATCAACTATGTTGTCAGAGCTTCTATTTGTTGTAATTCCATATCTATTAGACTGCACAGATGTAATCATAGGTATTACGGGATTGCCATCATTTAAAATCTCTTTCTGAACACATTTTTTAAATTTATCAACCATCTCTCCAACAACTTGCCATTCTGACTTGTTGGAAATATTTTCAGATGTTGTCTTAATGTAATCGAAAGAGAAGACCATCTGGTTGCCGCGCCCTACTTTTGCATAATAGAATCTTTTTAAAGTGTTGACCATCGAATCTACATCCATACCTCCTACATTGTAGTAATAGAATTTGAGATTTTTTATCTTTGGCCAAACAGATCTTACTTTCTCTACCACTTCTTCGCCAGCTCGCCTCCACTTGCCACTTTCTAGTAAATGCATAGGCACACCAGATAGGGCAGCACATTGCCTCATAATTAATTCTTCCTTGCTCATCTCCCCATTGTCGAAATGCAAAACAGGGACATCATATTGTAAACTAACTTTAGTGGAATAGTCCATACAAAACTGTGTTTTGCCCACGCCAGATCGCGCAACAATCACAGTGATATTTCCAGCTCTTAAGAGAGATCCATAAATATCATTGATTTTTTGATGTGGACCCATCATCCCGAATTCTGTAACAGGATTATCTCCCCGCTCCTCTACAAGAGCCTCCATCTCTTCATAAATGTTTTCTGGAGTATCGTTTCCTATCTCATAGAGGTTTATACGAGAGTTATAAACATTGTCAGCTACCTCGATAATGTCCCTGTAAGAAGATTCGGGCGCTATGTTTTTCATCTTCTTAGCTATCTCTTGAGATGATTCTAAAATTTCTCTTCTTATCGTATATTTTTTTAGCTCTTTAGCTGTCTTAATAATATTACCTTTAGGAACTTTTCTTAAAGATAGGGACTTGATATAATCTGAAGGGTTTAAATTATCTTCGAACGAAAGCCCGACTTCGTTGACTCTTTGAGCCACAATGATTTCATCTATTTCATCTCCAGCGTTAATTGCTTGTTGGATGATCCTAAAAATTGCAGAATGTAAAGAGCTTTGTTTAGAATAAAAATCAGAGTTGCTAATAAAGTTAGAAATCTCTGCGAGACTCTCTGGCTCTTTAATAAGTCCAGCTAACAACTGCTTTTCTAGTTCGAAATTGTATATCATTAATCTTCCTCTCTTATCTGTTCTGCTGGGTGTTGAAAATGATTCTCCAGAGCTTTTGTTAAAGCAAACTCTGTCATACCACAATCAAATTTGCAATATATAAGTGGCTTACCATTTTCAGATGAAACAGCCATGATAACTCCTTTATATTTATCTGCTCCTCCTGATAACTCATAAAGTTTATCGACCATTTCTGTTGGAATGCAAAATTCCCCATCATCACTTCCTTCTGGTAAATTCATAGATAAATATCTTGTTCGCTAAATAAAGATGCTTGTATTTCGTCTTGAGGGTAAACTTCTGCTAATTTTATTTTATTAGCTTGGCAAAAATTTAATTTCTTCTCATCTCTTTTGAGTTGATCGGCATATTTAAAATGATTTTTATGAAAGTGTTTAACGAATTTAGTATGTTGAGCGCCTTGAACTTCCACGGCTATTTTTTTATTAGCATTGTAGAAATCCAAAGTCAATCTGCTGCCAACAACTCTAAACTCTTCAAACACAATATCATTCTCCCAATATGTTCGCAAAAATTTTTTTACGTTTGTTTGGAACTTGCTCCTGCTAGGTTTGTCCCAATCAATTAAATATTTCTTTGCGTTTTTAAGGTTTCTTTCTTTTCCATACTGGTCAATGAACTTCATGCTCCGATTTGTTCTCTGAAATAGTTTATCAAAAATTTACATAAATCCTCATCCTGATCCAGTGTTTTGAAAAGATTATTGTCGCCTTGTATTTGATCTGGGAAAGTTAAGCTGTTTTCTTTTAAAAGCTCTTGAAAGTCTTCGGTGGGTTTAATCCAAGCACCCTTCTTTTCCACAAATTCCCAAGCGTATAACAAGTCTACGATTTCTTTCTCAATCCAAATAGAGTTGCCACCAGATCGATTATATCTGACAGGGTAAGTCAAGCTTACATTAGATTTTTCATTAGGAGATTTGCAGATTAAAACTTTTGCAAAATGACCAATGATTGGGTTTTTTTTCTCGTCAATAGTTTTTACGCTAGGATTTTGAAGAATCAAATCGGATTTGTATCTAGGCTGAAATTGAATAACGCTGTTAGCGTAGTGCTGCAAGGCATATCCCCCTGTTGCTACAGACTGTCTAGGGGGTTCTTTAGAGTATTGGTCTCTCATTTCTGACCTTACCTGACTAATAAAAATAGCCATATGCCCCCTCTTGCCTAAAGCAATGCTAGTTTGTTTGCACCAAGTAGATGCGATGCTAGCTCCTGCGGCTATTTTGGCGAACTCATCAAAACCTTTAGACGCATCATTCTTGGCGACTAAACCATCAACAGAATCTAATATAAAACAATATTTATGTTTATTCTTTTCATTGTCAATGAGTTGTTTGATGCAAGTCATTGCTGTTTCATAAATATTCGTTTCTAAAACAAAACAAGTGCCGTCTACCCACTCATCTGCTGACCACACAAATTTGACCCCAGACCTCTCTCTCACTTCTTTACCTAACCTGCCTTCAGCTTTAATATACAAGCCTCTAGGTTTTTCTATTGTCTTTAGAAAGTTTTTCATAACTTCTAAAGCCTCGGAAGTTTTTCCCCCTTCTGTTAGACCAGTAAAGCGATGTAACCCAGGTCCAAACCCTCCATTCATGCACAAATCAAATTGAAGAGAGCCGCTAGAAACTTTGTAATCGCATTCGTCTTCAAAATTGTAGTGGTCGCTTTTGTTGGATTTCAAGAAATTACCTAGAATATCGTTTGGGTCTGGTCCTTCACTCATTTAAAAAATCTTTTATAGTTTTATTTTTACGGGATAAATTGCCGTCTTTACCCACCTTCTCGCCAAGATTATAAGTCTTGTATTTAGAAAAGTCAACCTTAAAATTGAAAGCCCTGAATTTTTCATCAAGAGTGGATTTAAGCTTATCGCTGACAAGATAAGCTAATGAATCAAATTTTTTGTTAAATGACACTATCGCCATAAACTCTTGAGAATAACGATCACACAAATCGTTAAGCATTTTCATCTCTCGGGCAAAAAAAGGTCTCCTGCCTTTATCTGGAACCTCTAATAATCGGAAGAGTATTTCTCTTTTATTCGGTCCTTTAGATTTGCTCACGGAAAAGTTTGCAATGAAAATACATCACAGTCAACCATTTTTTTAATCAATTGTAAAAAATTAGTTTCTGGTTCCCAACCAAGCTCTTCTCTTGCTTTGGTTGAGTCTCCCCATAATAAATCCACTTCTGCTGGGCGATAAAAATTTTCGTTCACCTCCATGAGACAATCAGGCCCATGAAAATATTTTTCTTCCATTCCTTTACCCTTCCATTTGCATTGAGTTCTATGAAAGCCAACAAAATTAAAAGCTTCTACTACAAACTCTCTAATGGTGTGGGTTTCATTAGATGAAAGCACATAATCTTTTGGGTTTTCTCTATCTTGATTTAGCATAAGCCAAACCCCTTTCACAAAATCTTCAGCATCACTCCAATCTCTTTTAGAGTCGATATTGCCTAATTGAAGAGGTGTGGTGGTTTGCCCTGATTCATACTCTTTTAGGATTCTAGCAACATTTTTAGTTATTTTCCTTGTGACAAACTCCTCTCCTCTTCTAACTCCCTCATGATTAAATAGCCAACCCTGAACTGCATAAATATCATAAGAATCTCTATAAACCTTGACTAAATGTCTAGCAGACGCTTTAGACGCTCCATAAGGGCTTCTAGGGCGCAAGGGATGATTTTCTGATTGTGGAGACTCAATAACATCCCCAAACTCTTCAGAACTGCCAGCGTTGTAATAACGACAATGAGGAACATGGCGGCGAATTGCTTCTAGCTGATGCAAAACAGACATACAGTTAGTTTGCATGTGATTAAAGGGCATGTCCCAACTACTACCGACAAAAGAATTCGCTGCGAAATTAATAAAGTAATCGGGTTTATGTTCTGAAATAACTTTTTCCGTATTTTGCGGATCAGATACATCTAAATCAATTAGAAAAAACCTTGGGTTGTCTTTTAAATGTTTTATATTCTTATGGTTCTCGACACTAAGCCTACGCACACCACCAATAATAGTGTGTTCTGTGTTCTTAAGAAGATAATCAGCCATTAGACTCCCGTCTTGACCTGTTATCCCTGTAATTAATACTTTTTTCATTATTCGTTTATATACCAGTTATAAGTTTTTTCTAAACCTTCTCGTAAACTAGTTTCAGCTATGAAACCTAGTTCTTTTTCTGCTTTAGATGTATCTAAACACCTACGAGGTTGCCCATTTGGTTTGCTTGCATCAAATTTAATTTCACCTTGATACCCAACAATTTCTTTAATCAACAAGACAAGATCTTTGATTTTTATTTCTTTGCCAGTGCCAATGTTCATCGGGTCTGGACAATTATACCCATCTATGGAAAGTTCAATAGCTTTAGCGCAATCGCCAGCATAAAGAAATTCCCGAGAAGCGGAACCATCTCCCCAAACATCTACAGAAGCTCTGCGTTGCTCTTTGGCTTCTATAAATTTTTTGAGTAAAGCTGGTATTACATGAGATTTTTTAGAATCGAAGCTGTCATGTTCTCCATACATATTAACTGGTATCAAGTGAATAAAATTGCTGCCGTATTGATCATGGTATGCCTTGCATCCTACTAGAAGATTTTTTTTAGCTATCCCGTAAGGAGCGTTTGTTTCTTCAGGATAGCCGTTCCAAATATCATCTTCTTTAAATGGAACTGGAGTAAATTTTGGGTAAGAGCAAACAGTGCCTAATGTAATCAATTTTTTAATATTAAAAATATGACAAGCAGATAAAACATTTAAACTCATTTGTGAGTTTTTAAAAAAGAAGTCTGCTGGAGATTTTTGGTTAGCGCCAATACCTCCACAAACAGCAGCTAAATGAATTACACAATCAGGTTGATGATAAAATACATAATCATTAAAATCTTTCGGAGAGCAAACATTAAGTCTTGAGCTGCTAGGAGTTAAAAGCTCAAACTTCCCTTTTAATCGCTCTACAACATGGTGACCCAAGAAACCTTTTGAACCTGTGATAAGTATTTTTTTCATTTACCAAACTTCCTTTATACTTTCTTTTATATCGTTTATTTGTGAATTTTTAAGTTCGTGATTGTTTGGCAGATAAAATCCCAAATCATTAACTTTATCTGCGTTATCCAAATTAACAGTCCCATAATTTTTAGTCCAAAAAGGCTGTCTACCCAAAGAGCCACAAATTAGAGGGCGAGACTCGATATTGTTTTCTTTTAGTTTTTGTGCTATAGCGGCTCTATTTGGATGAATAACAGGATAAGCAAAATTAGAAATATATTTATGTTCGGTAGAAGCGGGTGGTTCCCAATAAGAGTTGGGTAAAATACTTTTGTAGAAATTATAATTTTCGTTTCTCTTCCCTACAATTTCATCAAATCTTTTTAATTGATTGATACCGATAAACGCTTGTAGGTCTGTAGATCTAAGGTTGAACCCAAAATGATAAAATTTATATTGAGCTTCGAAATCGTTATCAACAGAGAACTGTTTTTTAAGTCTAGATGAATATTTAGCACTCATGTCCCTATCCCAACCGTGACTTCTCAAAGATTTTAATAAATTAAAAATGCTATCATCATTAGTGCATACCATGCCTCCCTCAATAGTTGACAAATGATGACCATAATAGGTCGAGAAACAAGACATTGTTCCAAAATTACCCAGCTTCTGTCCATTATAGGATGAACCTAAAGACTCACAAGCATCCTCAATAACAATTATATTATTTTCTTGGCAAAAATTAATTATGTCGTCCATTTCTGGGACTAGCCCTAAAACAGAAACTAATATCAAAGCTTTAGGTTTTTGTTTTTTAACTAAATAGTCAAGATGGTTAAGATCTATAGAGAGGTCTTTTAAATTACAATCGCAAAGAACTGGTTTGAGTCCTAACTGAACAACTGGAGCTAAATCCGTAGCCCAAGATAAAGCTGGCACGACGACCTCATCGCCCTTTTTTAAAAGACCCTTTTCTATTAAGCAATAGATAGAGATAAGTAACGCAGAAGATCCTGAATTTACAAATACAGAATACTCACATCCTAAATATTCAGACCAAGCTTTT